GGCGGTATCGCCTACGCGGGTTCGAGCATCGCGACGTCGTATGCGCAGCAGCTCCTTGAGGTGCTTCCGTACCGTCCGGAGAAGCGTTTCGCTGACGCGGTGAAGGGTCTGCACGTTTACGGCGCGAAGGTCGTTCGCAGCTCGGCGCTGGTCGTCGCGTCCGTGAAGACTGCGTAACTGATTGGGGGTGGCCGGTATGGTCGCATTTGCTACGGCTACTGATCTTGAGAAACTGTTGAAGACCACGTTCGTGGGGGCTGACAAGACTCAAGTTGATGAGCTGCTGGAAGCGGCTTCCGGCCACCTCCGGCACGTTATCGGGCAGAACGTTTACCCGCAGGAAACTGTGACGTATACGGCGTATCCGACGTTTGGTCGTGAGGATCTTCCGCAGTGGCCTGTTGTCGAGGTTGCCAGCGTGAAACGTGACGGGACAGATGTTCCGTACACGTATCGGCCTGGGTTTATCATGGTCGGGTCTGATGATCCGGTGGATGTGACGTTCACGTACGGCATGGTCGAAGCGCCGGCAGAGCTCACGCGGTTGACGTGTGTGTTGGCGGCTCAGGCGTTGCAAATGTTTGAGACGACTGGCGCGTTGACGGCTGGTGGGCTTTCGTCGTTGGGGATTGATGATTTCCGGGCGGCGTTTGCTGATGGCGGCTCTGAGACGGGTATCGCGTTGACGCCGCATGCTGAGCGTTCGATTCGTCGAGCGTTTGGTCGTGGCGGTATTGACGTGGTGGAGGCGTACACATGAGTATGTTGGTGACGGCGCTCGGGATGGGGCGTCGGGCCGCGAACGCGCGCATGACTGAGACGGTCACTGTTGGCCGGTGGACGGAGGCACGGCCTAGTGGGTCGCTTGACCCTGTGTTGACGCTGGCGGAAACCTATTATTCGGGTTCGGCTCGGGTGAAGTATCCGTCGGCGTCTGCGGTGGTGCGGGCGCCTGCTGGGCAGCAGGTTGCGGAGACGAACATTGTGTTGTCTTTGCCGTCTGGGTCTGTGGCGGTGCCTACTGGTGCGCTGGTCCGGGTTGATTCGTCTACGGCTGATTCGATGATTACGGGCCGGTTTTTCCGTGTGGATGGTCCGGCTCAGGCTGGTCAGACGACGGCGCACCGGTATCCGGTGGTGGAGGAGTCATGAGTGACGATCTGACACGGCTTGAACGGGATCTCGGGTCGGTGCCTGTCGCTGCTGGGAAGTATGTGTTGTCGGCTTTGCGTAAGACGGCGATGGATGCGAAAGAGCAGTGGCAGGGGATCGCTAAGGGTCCGTCTGGTCGTCACGCGAAGGCGTATCCGTTCTCGATTGATTATGACGTTGAGGGTGGTATGCCGGAGTGGCGTGCGGAGGTTGGCCCGAATCTGGGGCGCGCTCAGGGCGCGTTGGGCATTCTTGAGGATGCTCCCGGTGGCGTGCATGGCGGCCCGCAGAAGGCGCGTCCGAAGGTCGTGAAGGCTGTTGAACGTGATTTTCAGCGTGGCTTGAATCGCGCGGTTTCGGATGCGTTGAAGGGGGCTGGGCTGTGATTGCTGAGTTCAATGCTGTGAAGTCGAAACTGTCGGCGGTTCCGATCCTGTCTGGGCATGTGTTCACTCCTGATGACGAGGAGCAGGCGCGGGGCACCTATTTGTTGGTGTTTCCGGCTGGCCCTGAATCTATGGACGACGAACGCGACCAGACGATGGTGACCACGACTTCGGGTTCGGACGCTGAGTATTCGTTCAATGTGCGTGCTGTCGCTCCTGACGTTGCAGGGGTCGGGCTTATCGCTGAGGCGGTGAAGAGTCTTGTCGGCACGAAGGTGACTGTCTCAGGGCGGCGGTGCGATCCAATCACGGTCGTGTTCGATCCGGTGAAGAAAGACAACTCGGTATCGCCTGCTCTGTTCTTCATGGATATGTGGGTGGAGTTCTGGTCGAGGCGGGGTTGATGTTTATTCGGGTGAAGTCGCGGGTGACGGGCCATGAGTTCGACATTCACGAGGAGAAGTTTGATGAGGCGCGGTATACGCGGGTGAAACGGTATAAGCCGTCTCGCCGTGTTCGGCGCACTAAGTTCAGGGTCGGGATTCTTCCGGCCCTTTCTATTTCCCCGGTTGGGGAGGAAAAGGTGGTGGAAGATGTCGCAGACAATTCCGCAGGCGATTAAGACCGCCGGTACTCGCCGTGTCCTGTTCGTTGAGGGTGGCGTTTCTGACCTGAATGCGATCACTCAGGATGAAGTGGCGGCGGCTGACAATGTTTCGTGTTATCTGACTGCGTTCGGTCAGACGGCGGATCAGGCGGCGATTCAGGATCGTCGGTACTGCTCGTCTCAGGTGTTTGAGATTCCGGGCGAGAAGACGAAGTCGCTTCAGGTTTCGTACACGTTCAACCTCGGGGACTCGGGTAACGATCAGGCGCGCTTGTCTCTCGCTGAGGGGACGAAGGGAACTCTGATTCGTTTCTTGCAGAAGGACGAGTCGGATGACACGTTTGATGCTGGCGACTGGTATGACGCCGTGAATGTTGAGTGTGGTGAGCAGATCGTCATCGATGGTGAGGATAATGCGCTGGATCGTATTCAGCAGAAGATGTTCATCCAGTCGGAGTGGGCTGCGTTTAAGCGTGTTGTTCCGCTCCCGAAGACTGGGTGGACGGTTGCTGTTACGGGTACGCCGGATGGTGGCACATTCACGCTGTCTGTTGATGGTGTTGAGACTGCCCCGATTGCGTATAACGCGACGCACACTGCCGTGAAGGATGCGGTTAATGCTCTGCAGAGCGTTACGGGTGTGACGGCGACTTCGGTTGCTGGGCCTCCGATTGCGTTGACGTTCTCGTCTGCTGTTGGTCTGACCGCTGATGGTTCGGGCCTGTCGGGTGGTACGTCTCCTGGTGTGACGGTGGCGTAACAGTCTCCCTGGGGTGTGGTTGCCCACGAGCTGCACCCCAGGGTTTCCCTGATCGTGGAATCGTGGATGGAGTTTTCTGGTGTCTTTGAAGAATCAGTTGAAGAAGCGTGTCGCTGAGCATGTCGATCTGGTGTTTTGTCTGGATCGTCCGTTGGCGAAGGAGCTTGAGCAGGCTCGTGCTGAGGATCGTGCGCGTGGCGAGAACGCCTATCAGGCTGGCGTGTCTGCCCGTGTGAGGGAGCTTGAGAAGCGGGCTAGGGATGCGTCGGTGACGATCCGTGTGTCGTCTTTGCCGTGGGCGGAGTATAACGAGCTGATGTCTGAGCATCCGGCGCGTGACGGCCATGATGAACAGTTCAACTCGTCAACGTTTTTTGAGGCGGTGGCGAAGGCTACTGCTGTTGAAGTGACTGCGAAGGGTACTGTTCCGATCCCGGATGAGGATTGGCAGGAGTTTGTTGATGGCCTGACGGATGGCGAGTATGACCGCCTGGCTGGTGCCGTGTTGCAGGTGAATCGTAATCTGGCGACGGTGGATATTGCCCCTTTAGGGTAAGGCTCCGATCTGATGACCGTCTGCTGCGTGATTTGCGGCTTGCCCGTGAGATGGGTGTTGCGCCGTCTCGCTTGTGGGGTGCTGAGCGTGTGTCGCGGCTTGAGCGTGGCGATGATGGTTGGCGGATTGTTGAGGGGCCGGAGTTCACGAAGCGGGACTATGAGCTGCTCGCGGCTTTGTATGAGCATGAGCGGTCGATTGGTGATCATGGGCAACCGTTGGATGAGGCCATGTCGCCGTTGGCTGACCCGTTGAACCCGGACGGTACGCACACGTATGTGGCGCGTCCTATTCGTGATTGGGCGGATCAGGCGTTGGAGGATGCGCAGAAGGATCCGAAGTGGTCTGGTGAGAACTTTTCGCGGGCCAGGAAGTGGCGCGTGTTCAAAGTGCCGCGCTAGGACTACCAGCACATTCCGGGGGTAGTTTCCCCGTTTAGATACTCGCGTTCTAATGCCTCTTTTGACGAACAGTAGCCCTCATATACGAGCGAGTTGACCGCGTCTTCCATCGTCGCTCCTGGCGTCAGGTGTGCCCAGACTCCCTCTGCGACGGCAACAGCTTGGTCAGTTCCGTCTTCTTCGAACGCCCATCGTATGTGTTCAGGGATTGTCGAGATTTCGACGATCTGCGGGTACCCGTCCGGCAGGGTGAACGTCTCTTCTTCAACAGGCTCAGGCGCGGGGACTTCTACAGAAGCGGCGCTGTCTGAACTTGGAGCATCTTCTGGGGAATTTGTGCACCCCGCGAGCGCGACACAGGCCACGGCGACTGCGCCTACAAAAAACAATCTCATGCCTCGATTCTACGAGGCTTTCTGCTTTCTAGGGGGTCGCAGTGGCCGAAAGAGTTGTTTCTGTCGAGTTGGTCGCGAATGCCTCTGGCCTAGTTCGTGGCATTCAGCAGGCAAAGGCGTCTGTTGGCGAGCTCAAGAATGAGGTTCAGTCGTCGGCTGTGTCGCAGCGTGAGGCGTGGGCGCAGATCGGCACCGGTCTCACTGCTGTCGGTGTTGCGATGACCGGCGTGATGGCGCTCACCCTGAAGACAGGTATCGCCTACAACACTCTTCAGCAGACTTCGCGGGCAGCGCTCACGACTCTGTTGGGTTCGGCTCGTGCCGCGAACGCGCAGATGGACAAGCTGGATGATTTCGCGCGGAATAGCCCGTTCTCGAAGCAGACATTCATTCAGGCTCAGCAGCAAATGTTGGCGTTCGGTATCGAGACTGAGAAGGTCATCCCGTACCTGGATGCGGTGCAGAACGGCGTGGCCGCGATGGGCGGCTCGAACCAGCAGATTTCTGAGATTGCGTTCATCATGTCGCAGATTAGTGCGGCTTCGAAGATCACTGGTCAGGATCTGATTCAGTTCGGTCAGCGCGGTATCAACGCAGCGGAGCTGATTGGGTCCCAGATGGGCAAGACCGGCGGGGAGATTCGTGCGGAGATCACTGCGGGAACGTTGGATGCGAACCAGGCGTTGGATGCGTTGGCTGCTGGTATGGAACAGCGGTTNNCTTCTGAACTGGACCGCTGACGCAATGCGTAATTTCGAGAAGCTTCCGGAGCCGGTCAAGGCTACGGTTTCTGCTCTCACCGGATTGGTTGGTGTCGGTTCTCTGTTGGCGGGTACGGCGATACTTGCGCTCCCGAAGTGGCTCGAGTTCCAGGCCGCTCTGCGGGCGGTTGGTGTCACCGGGACTTCTGTTCGTGCAGGACTTGGCGGGATCGTCCGCTTCCTGGGTGGCCCGTGGGGTATCGCGATGCTGGCTGCCGCAGCTACTGTTGCCGTCTTCAATAAGGCAATGGATGAGTCGAAGGTTTCGTCGCAGCAGTTTGAGACTTCGATTAAGCAGGGCAAGAGCGCGCTGGACGAGATGCGTGCCAGCGCGGAAGCAAACGAGCAGGGCCTGACGAAACTGTTCGTTGATGTGTCGTCCCAGGTTGAGAACCTTGGTCCACTGCTCGACAAGGCGGCAACGTCTGGGCGCGGATTCTTCTCGTCTCTCTCGTTCAATGAACAGGGCGCGTTGGACGACATTGCGAACTTTGGTGATGCGCTGTCGAACCTGGCAGCTACGGATCTTCCGCGTGCTCAGCGTGAGTTTGCTCGGTTCGGAGAAGAAGCTGACCTGTCTCGTGAGCAGTTGGCGACCGCGCTCGGTGAGATGCCGGCGTTTAAGGATGCACTTCTGGACTATGCGGATTCCGCTGGTCTCGCGACGGATGAC